CACCTTGGCCGCCGTCGTCCCGTTGCAGACGATGTACTCCCCGCCGGTCAGAATCCACACCTTGCCGCCGAAAAACACGCCGGTGCTCTCTCCGTTGGTCAGTCCGGTCATGAGTAAGACAGGGGTGCCGCTCTCCGCCCATTGATACAGCTTGGTTCCCACATGGGCAAAATACTTCTTTACCCCGGAGAACGTGCCCAGAAAAAGGCCGTTTACCGGGTCCGCGGAAAGATCCTGCAGCGTGCGCCATCCCGGCCGCTTTTCCGGCCTGCCGCCCACGTCCGCGATCATGTTGGTAGCCATGGGGCTGCGGGATTTGGATACCAGAGAGGCGTCGGTGGTAAAGTCCACGCCCTTGAAGTCGCTGTATATCGTGGTCTTGATGGTCACGCCGGATTTTGCGCCCATTTAGCTCACCCCCTGAAAAATGTCTGCATGGATTTCATTTGCCCGCCGGGGATTCCGGCGTCCACGTTGGCCAGCGCCATCTGATACAGATTCAGCAGCGCGCCGTAGTCGATCACCAGATCCACAACCAGCTGCTGGGCCGCCACAAAAAAGCACATGGCCTGGCAGGCGTCCTCCCGGACCTCAAATTGGTAGGTTTCGGCGGTGGCCGCGTTTACGGTGGCCGGAAAGGCAAAGTATTCAACCTCCACGGTCTCCGTGTCCTCCGCCGGGATGATGATCTTTCCGGCCTTCCAGTCGAAACGGTTGTTTTTTACCCTGCCGCCGTACCAGACCCGGTAAACTCCCGCAAAGTCGCCCGGCATGGCATATTCCGTCTGCCCGCTCACCCGGGTGATGGCCGTTGTTTTCACAATGCGCTGGACGTTTGCCATCTGCTTCTGGGCAATGTCGAAAAAGTCCGCCATCTTTGCTTCAAGATCCGCGTCCCTGGTCACCGCCCCGCCGGAGGAGTATTCGTCCAGCAGCTCATAAACTTTTTTCTTTCCCTCCGCCAGCGTCATGGCTTAAGCCTCCAACACATACAGCAGCCGGATCTCTCCCGCCGCCGCGCCGATCACGGAAAGGACGTCGGCGGTCAGCACGAAGGGGAACACAGTGCCGGCCTTCACGCACATGGCGTCCGTTGTGGCGGTGCCGACGTTAAAATACACGTCCGCCGCGCCGGTGTTCTCCAGGATAAAGGCCCGATAAGCCGTTTTTACGGCGGTGGCCGCGGTGCCGACGGTCACCTTCTCGCTGCCCCTGATGTTGTTGATCATGGTGTTTTCCTCCTGTTATCCAAAAGGGGCGGGCTTTCCCGCCCCTTTTGGGGTTTATTGCTTTGATTACGCCGGGTCGGAGAAGATGATCTGCCGGCCGTCGCCGAAGCCCAGGCCGAAGTCGGCGTAGGCCACGAACTGCGCGATCAGGGGGTTGTCCAGGTCGTTGGACATGACCGTGGGCCGCTCGCCGTAGATGATCTTCACCATTTCCTTCATCAGGTCGCGGTCGCACACGGCCCACTGCTTCTTGGTAAAGCCGTCCTTGCCGCCGCCCATGACGATATAGGTCATGTCCGGCAGCGGGTTCGCGGCGTTGCTGTCGTCCGCCGGGTTCTTTGCGGGGCGCAGCTTGCCGTTAGGGCCGCAGATCTTGGCCGCCTCGGCCTCCAGTTCGGGGGACACCAGGAGGGTGTTCATCTCGCACAGGAAGGGCGAGCCGTCCGGGGTCACGAAGCGGTTGGCCGCCGCCTGCAGGTCGGTGATCGCGCCCACAGAAAGGGCGTTGTTCACCAGGTTCGCGTAGGTGCCGCTCTCCGGGTCCGCCACATACTTGCGGCCCTCGCTGTAAAGGGATGCCACCGGGTGGGCCTTAGAGGCCCAGGGCAGGCCGTCTCCGCCGGGATAGCTGGGGTTAAAGGCCCGGGCGAACAGCCGCAGCGCGTAGACATACACGGTCATGCTGGCGCTCTGGCCCAGCTTCTGACCGGCACGGCGGGTGGAGCCGAACTTGTCAAGGCGGGCTTCCTTGCGTCCCACCTTGGCGGTCTTCTCAAACTCGCCGGTCACGATCACGGTCTTGAAGCCCCTGCGCTGGGTGGCCTCGTTGAGATTGGTGCCGTCGTAGGCGTCCATCTCGCCATAGCCCTCGGTGCTGGTCAGTTCATAGGTGGCGTTGTTGGAACTGTCCTCGCCGAGAATAGGCAGCAGGCGGTTCAGCCGGTTTGCATAGGCGATGTCAAAGGACTTGCCGACAAATTTTTCAAGGTCGGCTTTCCATTCGTTTGTGGTTGCCATGTTCTTACCTCCTTAGTTCAGGGCGTGGGTCTTGGCCATCATCACGATGTCCGTACCCTCGCGTCCCACGACCTCCAGCGCCAGCGCGGCGGTGGCTGTCAGCACCAGCGTGGCGATATTGGCGTCCAGATTGCCCTTGGCGAAGCCGAAGGGCGGGAAAATCGCGTACTTGTCGCCTGCCGCGGCCGTCGCGCCGGCGCCCACGGTGAAGGTGGACACGGTGCCCGTGGCGTTGTAGGCATAGTCGGTAATGCGCTTCATGGTGCCCACGGCATCGGTGTTGGTGCTGTCCGCAGCCTTTTCCACCAGCATGAGCCAGCCGCCGTTGAAGTCGTCGGCGGAGAACGCCGCCAGCGTGGTCATGGTCACGGTGGTGGCCGTGCCGCCGGTTGCCGCCATGATGGGGGCCGCGCAGCGGAACAGGGTCTTGGGGTTGTCGTACACAAGGATTCTTGTGCCGTTGGCCCTGGGATTCAGCACATCCGCCGTGCCGGGGTGCGCCTCCGCAGCCATGCCCAGGATTGCGCCGGTCTGCGCGGCGACGGCCGGCACCACCAGCCCTTCCGTGACACACACCACCTGCCCCGGTTTTACCGCGGTGGCGGCGGCGATGTCGTATTCACGGGAGGCGACGATGGGGCCGCCGTCCAGATTTTGATAAACTCTCATGATTTCCTCCAATCGTTGTCCCCCTTGTCAAAAGGGGCTGTGGCTTACCGCTTCTTGAATTCCGCCGCGGTCATTTTCTCGTTAGGGTACCGGGCGTTCCATTCATTCAGCTCTTTCTGCTCCGCTGCCGTCAGTACGGAATCCCGGGAAGATCCCCCGGCCCCGGTGGACCGCTCGTCCTTGCTGGCCTGTTTGGCCAGCGCGGCGGCCTCCGTGTCGTTGGTAAATTCCCTGAAATCCTCATACAGAGTAGCCAGCGGTTCCTGATACAGTCTTGAACCGGCAAATTTTTTGAACTTCGGGTTGGCCTCCAGCTTCCCGGCGTCCACGTCGGGATACTTTGCGATAAAGGCGCCCAGATCTTTTTCAAGCCATTCCTGGCGCTTCTGAGCCTTCTTCTCGCTTTCGGCCTGCCCTGCCTCTTTCTCGCGGAGCTGCTTGAGGAATTTTTTGTCCTCCTCATCCTGTTCCAGCTCCTCCACGGGGCGGTTTTCCTTCTGTGCCTTCCCTTTCAGTTTGTCCTGGCGGTAGCGCTTGCCGTACTCCATAAACTCCTCAAAGCTGGCAAAGGGCTTGCCCGTGTAGGGATTTGGGACGCCCATCCCGGCGATTGTCTCGTCGTACTGCTTTTTCAGGCGAGCTTCAGCCTCCTGTTCGCCGGAATGCCTGGCGGCCTTCATCGCCGCGTTGTGCTGGTGATCCGCTCCCTGCCGGGCGGCGGCCCCGGCTTCTTCCCCGCCTTCGCCTTCGTCGTCCAGATCATCATCCTGACGGCCCACGGCGCCGTCCTGTCCGTCGGCCCCCTCAAGGGTCGGATTTTCAAGGTCAAATTCGTCCATGCTCAAGATTCCTCCTTGCTGATGTCCGTCACAGCTCACGAATTGCCGTTTCCCGGCTCTCTGAACTCATGGTAGCGTCTCTGCCCCCCTCGTTATCATCAAAAAGCGGGAGACTTTTTCAGCCTCCCGCTCCTTTATTTCCGCACTTCACGCTCGATCACTTTTTCATACTCCGGGCATCGCTTGTTCCGGCAGGCGTATTTTTCCACAAAGCCCTTTTCAAACTCCTCCCGGGAGATCAGCCGCATTTCCAGCTTGCATTTGGGACACAGCATTTTCGTTACCTCCTCCCTGCGCCAGGGCGCTGGCACTGATCAGCTCTGTCACCATCTGCAAAAGCTGCGGATTCCCCGCCAGCGCGTCGGTGACCTCCTTCGGCACGGCCGGCGCGAACAGGCTCTCCCAGAACTCCGTGATCTCGCCCTTCTGGGGGATATCCAGCACGTCCAGCTCCGCCTCCAGCAGCTTATAGTTGACCTGGCTGACGTTGGACGACGCCAGTTTTTCCAGCACCTGGGCCGTGGCCTGCTTGCCCCTCACCACGCCGTCCCCGGCGTTGACGGTCACGTCCACCCTGGGATAATATGTCCAGGCCTCCCGCACGGTCTCCCCGGTCTCGTCGTCCGTCACCGGCGGGAACTGAGACGCAAATTGACTGGAATTGTACTTGATCTGCGTGGGCTTGTCGTGGTCGTCCTTTGCGCCGATAAACAGCATCCGGTCGGCGTCGTAAAACTCCAGACACAGCCAGTCGATCAGCTCGAACAGCCGCTCAAAACCCAAAAGGCGGTCTTTTTTCTTGATCTCCGCCTGACTGTCGGCGTCGTCCCGCAGCATGGCAAGGCCCGAGGCCGTGGTCTGCCGGGAAGTCTCCTTGCCCATGTTGGTGTCGTAGTTGCGGTTGGTCCGCTGGATCTGCTCGCTGATGAAATTTGTCAGCTGGATGCCGGCCGCTCCGCTCTGGAAGCCGCCCAGCCGCTTCACGGCATTGGCCCTCCCCGATTTCATCACCCACACCGCCCCCGGCTCGGATACGGGGCTGCCGCCCTCCGCAAAGGAATTTTCTTCCGCCACAATGATGTCGTTGCACATCATGGCGTCGTTGATCAGGGCGTTGCCCAGCTTCCGGTCTCCGGCGTCGATCATGTCCTTGATGGCGAACAGCTCGGACTTGTTGAAAAAGCTGTTCTCATCCCGGATGCGCCAGTAATGGACGAAGGGGAAAAGCTGGCACTGTTTACCCGTGTTCACCCAGTATTGGGGAATGTTCTTGATCTCCTTCCCCCCGGCCAGCACGGAGCAGGCCACGGCGCCCGCCGGCACGGTCGTCCGGCTTTTGGCGTCGTAATAGTCCTCCGGCTGCCTGTACCAGCATTCCATCACGGGGATACAATCCCTGTAGGTCTCCTTGTTGCTGTACAGCTCGAACAGCGTGGGCAGATATTTCTCCCCAGAATTCATCAGCTCGTTGACGTTGGTGCCCAGCTTTTTCAGCTCCGCGGCGAAGGTCTGGGCGAATTTTACCTTGTGCAGCGCGTAGACGTGGACGACAAACTGTCCGGTCTGAATGTCCCCGCCCTCGCAGGAGGGGTCCGGATAGACGTTTTCCACGGGGATATCCTTTACCCGGATGTCTCCCTCGTTCAGCCCGCAGCGCATGTCTCTGTCCCAATAGGCTTTCCAATAGGCGTCCCCCAGCTTCACCAGCCTGCGCTCGTTTGCGGTGTTGCTGTCGCTCACCCGGTTGTTTTCCAACACATAGCGCACGGCAAACTCCCGCCTTTTGGCCTTTTCGCTGTCCTCGTCCCCCGATCTGCCCCGGAATTCCGGCTCCGGCACGTTGGGGGAAACCTGGCTCTCCACCTGCATATAGCAGTCCGGAAGTACCGGCGGAACAAAGGGGATGCCGTGCTCGTCGCAATAGTCCTTCATTTCGCTGGTGGCGTCGTGGATGAAGTTGTAATAGTCGTTATAGGTCTTCCAGTCGTTCTCCGCTTCGCACCGCCAGTTTTTTGCCGCCGTGAACAGGTCGGCCGCGGTCTTTTCCCGGGCCTCCGCGGTGGAAAAATCGTAGCCCTCGATCGCGGCTTCCTTTTTTGAAAAAATACTCATATGCGCCTCCAATTCTTGTTGTTCCTGAACTGATCCTTCAGTCTCGGCTTCGGATTCTCCGCCTCCTCTAGCGGAGTCACCCGCTGCTGCTTGCGGATCTCATGCGCGATGGCCAGCGCCATCACCAGATCGTCGTGCTCTCCCTGGACGGCCTCCGGGCGCCCCGCATCAGAGCGGATAAAAGTCAGCATCTCCCCCAGCGTGTCCCGGTCGATAAAGCTTTCCGGGTGATCGTGGAAGGCGTCCTTCAGCCCGCTGATAATCACGGGCCGGGTCTTGCCGTCGGTGCGGAAGCCGTAGGCCCTGCCCATGGCGTTGGTGTTGGTGTCGTAGCGCTCCCGCCAGTAGAAATTCGGATAATTCAGCCGCTCCAGCTCCCTTTGCGGGTAGGTGGTGAAATTGCATTCGATCCCCATCAGGGCCTTGTTGAAGGTCAGGCCGAGACAGTACATCTGCCGGGTGTATTCGATCTCGTCGGTGGGCATCCTCAAAACGGCTTTTTGCCGCCCGGTGCTGTTGTCCAGCAGTTGCCCGGTAAAGTAGTCGCTGCCCTCCCCCGCGGTGTCCCCCGCCAGCACATACGGGGCTCTCCAATCAACGTCGCTGCCCGGTCTCGCGTCTCCGGGGCTCCCGGTTTGGTCGCCGCATCCGACATTCGCCCGGTCGCTCCTTTCCTCGCGCGACCCGTCCTTCGGGCTGGGCTCGCGCTCGGTTTCTCCGTAGGGGCGGCCCTGTGCGGCCGTCCACGTTTCACCGTCTCCGTAAATCTTTATCCATCCGAAAGCGTCGTCCATCCACCGGATGCCTGTGATCCGCTCCCCGTCATAATCATAGGCAAACCGCCCGATCCGCTCCGGGTCCGGCGCCGCCTGCTTGCGGGCCATCACCAGCTCGTTGTCAAAGACACCGGTGCCGGTGGTCAGAAAGGCCTCGTCCGGGGTGCTTGGATACTCCTGCCGGAACATCCGCTCGTCGCCGTGGCAATTGTTCTGGATGCACCAGCGCCGCCATGCCAGTTGTTCGTCATCCAGCCCCAGCCGCGCTTTCATCTCCAGCTCTTTTTCCGTCCAGACCGTGCCGGGCGGGACGGGCTTGCGGTACTCCGCGTTCTCCTGCCAGCCGCAGAAGATGGCCGCAAAGTCGTTTTCCCCCTTCACGGCGGCCTCCCAGAGCTTTTCAAATTCCTCAAAGCCGTTGGCGGTGGATTCGATCACCACCAGCGTGCCCTTGTCACCCGGCACAGCCTGCAAAAGGCCCGTCAGGGTGTCCGCCTTGTTTCCGCGCCAGAAAGCGAATTCGCTGCAGTGCAGGGATCGCAGCATGGTGCCGCGTCCGATGCCGTGTCCCGCGCCGGCGGTGTTGCACACGATGGAGCTTTGCAGCCCTGGATTCTTGTCCTTCTCCTTCTGGCTCCGGGTGGGGTTTTCAAACAGCAGCTCCGTGTCGTTGCTCTTTTTCAGCATGGGGCGCATCAAAGGCGGCAGCCGGTCGTAAAACAGCCGTTCCATAGCAAACAACGCCGCGGTGGACGTGTCCAGATGGGCCAGGATCATGGCCGGGTGCTGCTCCTGCGTGGCTGCCCGGGAAAAGATCAGCCCCTCGGTGTAAGTGGAAAAGCCCAGCTGCCGGGCCTTCAGCACCAGCGCGCGCATGGGCTTTCCGGCGGCGTCCTGCGCTCGCAGCGCGTCGTCCAGCTTGATCTGCGCCGGATTGAGGATAAACGGCTGCACTCTGCCCGATTTTGTGCGGATCTGCAAAAAATGCTCGATGTACGTCCGCGCGTCCCGAATGTCGATCAAGGCGCATCCCCCGTTTCCATGTCACCACTGTCAAGGGGGGCCGCAGGTTTATCCATGCCTCCCATGTCTAGGAGAGCCGCCGGCCTATCCATGCCTCCCTTGTCAAAGGGAGGTGCCGCCGCAGCGGCGGAGGGATTCAGCCCCTCTCCCGTCTCCGCATCCTCTGCGTCCTCCAGCTTTTTCAGATATTTCTCCAGCGCCCCTGCCGCCGCCGGCGGCGTCACTTCCATGCGGTTCTTCCAATCGTCGGGGGCCCGGTTGGTCAGAAAGAACTTCTGGGCCTGCACGTCGGCCGGGACGTGCACCTGATCCACGCCCTGCACCAGCCGTTCCTTCTCGGAAACCTTTTTCCCCTGCTTGTCGTATTTTGCCTCCCTCACTTTGAAGGTCTTGAGCACTTCCACGGTGTAGCCCAGGCATTTCCTGAAAAGCGCGTTTTCCACCAGGACGACCGCGTCCGTCTTGCCGGCGTCCATGGCCGCGGCGAATTCCGGGAACTTTACGCGCCAGTCATACAGCGTCTTTGGCTTCACGCCGATGTTGCCGGCGATCTCCGTCACGGTCAGCCCCTGGGCGGCCCAGCCCTTGACCTTCTCCAGGCCCTCCGGCGCGATCCATTCGGCGTATTTTGCGCTCATAATCTCACCTCTTTGTTCTCAGGCTACCTCCTCCGCCCCGCCTGTTATCATCAAAAAGCAAGAGGCCAAAACAGCCTCCTGCTTACCACTCGTCGTAAAATTTCGTCCGCAGCCTGTCCAGCCGCGTCGTGGATATGTAGTGCCGGTCACACACGGATATATAGCTCCGGGATGTTGTCAGAAACTCCTTCAGCGCCGGGGCAAATTCGCCTCCGACGCTCTCGCAGAGCCTGTCTATCTTTTTCCGCACCGCCTCCGGCTGCCTGGCGTAATTGATGCAGGTAAAATAGATCTGTCCCTGCTGGTTATAGGTTTTTTTGGTTGTCCGCAGCCGCTTAAACTTGTCGGCGATTGCAAACACCCTCTTTCCGCGCGGCGCCGTCCGCCTTCTCCGGCACAAGGTATCTCAAATACTGCGGTTCCCCCGCCTTGTATTCCCCGCGCCGTAAAAAGGTGGCTCCCTTGGGCAGCCGGATCTCCGCCTCGCTGTGGACAACGCGGTCCTTCGGCAGCGGCAGCGGCATATTCCGGCTTGGCTTGTAAGTCTTGGCGTCCTTGATCCGCCGCACCTGCTCCACAAGGTATTCCGCCAGACCCCAGTAGTCCGGTGACCTGTATAAGTGCTCCAGATGTACGCCGCCCCAGCTCCAGCAGTCGGCGCACAGCGTCCTCATGTCCACGATGTCTCCGCAGGATGACAGGACAATATGCAGGTGTGCCCGGCAGGGCTCCAGGTCTCCCGTGCGCTTGTTCTTCTCGCGGTCGGAGGCAAAACTCAGATATCGGACTTCCGCCCCTTCCGGCAGACGGTCTTTCAGCCGGCGAATAAAAAGCTCCCCCTCATGGGCGGTTGCCAGGCGTATGTAATCCTCGTCGGTGTAATCGTCTCTTGGCTTTTTCCCCCGTATCCGCTCCGCCCCGGCCTGCACCCGTTCCATGCCTGCCGGTGAGAGATCCAGCCCGATCAGATAATCGGCGGAGGAAAAATACTCGTTGATCATCCGGGCCACCCTGCGGGTGACGTTTCCCTCGTTCTGCTCTTGCTTGTGCAGCTCCGACGCCTGGGCCCGCTTGCTTCTCCCCCTGTCGGCCGGCACATAGAATTTTGTCTTTTCCCCCACGCCTCCGGCCAGATAGGTGCGGATGATCCAATAGCCGATATCCTCCAGCATACGATCTCCTCCTGTTCCATTTTCCGGTTTTCCCGGGGAATGGAACAAAATCAAAATAATGTCGCCCGCGTCCCCGCCCGCGCGATGCCCTGTCACTTTGTCACTCTATGTCAGATTCTGTTGTTATCGGAACTGCTTTTTATCACTTTGGCGCTAAACTTAGGCCTTAACCGAGCTTCAAAACGCGCGTACGCGCGTATTGTTAATAATGTATATAGGTGGGACCCTCTCCCGCGGAACACCGGCCCTCGACGCTATTGTCGCGTAGGAACGCAGCCGTCAGCACGGCGATAGCCGGTGCCCGCTTGGGATAAAAAAGAAGAGGGGTAACCGGGAGTATGTCAAGCCCCCGAACCGGCGGCAGCAAACTGCCGCTCGTTCCAAAGCTTGAAACACTCGGCGGGGTGCCCTAATCCCCGCCGAGTGCCCCCCGAAGGGGAAAGAAGAGAGGAGTTTCCGGAAGCTGCTCAGGCTCCCGTGAGTACGGACGGTATCCGTCCGCACTGGCTGAAGCCTGGTTCAGCCGGAAATGTAGCAGGACAGTTTGTCCACCAGACGTTGGGCATTCTTAATCCCATCTCGGTTCTCGGCCATAAGGCTCAGCATTCCGTTGGACGGAGGCGCTGCCCCATTCGCGTCAGTGGATGGAGGCGGCCCGCCAATCTGAGCAAGCAGGTCGTTGAGATTTTCGTTTAGCCTCTTTACCATGTCCGACTGTTCCAGCAGAAGCCCTGCGAAGCATTGCTGTTTTCCCGCGCAACTCTGCGCAGTCGAATCATACGCGTTTTCCCCCATTGGATGACAAAAAACTCCAGGATGCCCCGGAGGGCCGGTCACCCCAGGCCCAGATGCAGAGTATGGCAGTGGCGTGTTATGCTTTTTTTCATCCATGATATTTCCCTCCAAAATGTTTATTTGTCCACAATGTCGGTCATGGCGTCAGCCGTCCGTCGTGGCCACCGTCCGCTTACAGTCCTCGGCCAGCTCAGCGTAGGCGGCCGCGGTCTCGCTGGCCTGCTGGGCAAGATTCTTTGCATACGCCGCGGCGGTGGAATAGTCCCCGGTCTTGATGTTCTCCCACACCAGCTTGAAACTGTCGCTCATGTTCTTGGCGTTGTCGGAGGTTGCCTCGAAGCTCTTTTTGATATGTGCGTAGCCTTCCTCCATGCTGGCAAAATGTTCATCCATTGTCTGTCTCACCTTTCTCAGATTTTTTCCGGCTCTCCAGGATCTTGCGCCGCATGGCCTGCAGCTGATAGATCAGCCCGGCGCCGGGCGTGCCGTATCTCCGCCTGCTGTCGCGTATGTATGCCCGGTGGGCCATATTTCCCAGGGCGGAGCGCCCCATGTGGTAGCCTCTCCGGCTCCGCTTCCTGTGGTTTGCTGCTGTGCTCATTGTCTTTCCTTCTTTCGTATTTTGTTTATTCTGTCGGCCCGATCTTTGATTTCGCCGAATACAGCGTCAGGGGTGGACTGGCGCCTTATCCGCTCCACCTCGGCGTCGTGCCGGCGCTTGAAATCCTTGTATCGCAGGCATTTGGTGTGGCAGGCCATTGCCCGCTCAGAGCACCCGATGCAGGGAGCATCAAGCATCATCCCGCACCACCGTCCCCCAGCTGCAGCTGCCCGCTGGCATAGACGTCGTACAGCGTTTTTCCGCGCCCGTCGGATAGGTACGGCAAAAACGCCTGATCCACCGGCACGTCGCAGCTCTCGATCAGCGCCACCTGCGCCAGCACCCAGTCCCGGATGTTTGCCCAGGCCGTGATCTCCGCCTGCCTGCGGTCGGGCTTGAGCTTCTGCCGCTGGAACACCCGCAGCGTACCCTCCACCGCGGCCGGCAGGACAAAGCCCCGCGTTCCTGCCGCCGTCGGGAGGGCGAAGGACACCGCCACCGGCTTGCCGTCGGTATAGTCCACCATGATCTTGGATGCCCCCGCCTTTGCCAGCGCAAGCTGTATCTTGCACACGCTCTCAATGGGGTCGCAGCTCGCCGTATAGTTTTTAATCGCCATCTTGCTCACCTTCCGGCTTGTGGGCATAGGTACATGGCCCATCCAAAATGCGCTGCTTATCTTCTGCCGTCAGAATGTAGCCACGCGAGCATACAAAATCTTTCCCGTTATTCATAAAATCGCATTCTTGCAAATTACAGGCGCGGCACGGCTTCAATTCATTCATTTGGGGCCGTCTCCTTTCCCTTCATCGGGCACCATCTAGGCACAATTTTTAATGCGTGGAATCTTCCGTAGAGTAAGCCGTGCTGACATGTGATCTTTGGATGCTTGCAAACATTTCCGGCCATTTCGCCCTGCTCAGTCCAGGTTCCGCCGTATTCACATTTCATGCAGGGATGCTGTTCGGCTCGTGGATTAAAGTCCATTTTGTCCGCCCTCCCCGGCCTGCGTGGCAGCGGCTTCGGCGGGGTTATATCCGCAACCATCACAGCTTGCATACGTGGACGTTGGGCAATGCTCACATGGCCCTTTTTCCTTGGCTTCGCGTGCGGCCTCGGCTGCTTCGCGGGTTTTGTGATAGACCTTTCCCCACATTTTGAGCATATATAGGTCAAATTTCCCCTCAACTATTTTTGATGCAATTGCGGCATCGCAGCCATAACATGCGCCTCCAAGCCCAAGGCATGTTGGACAATTCGATGTATCAAAAGCGATCTCAAAAACTTGATCGCCCACCTTGCATGGTAGTACGACGCACCGCCCGTCACGCTCGGCGGCGCACATTTTAGAGAGGCGGTCTGTTTCAATACCAACAATGGCGGTTGCTCTTCTGTTCTGGTCTTGATACCACTGGTAGTTTTCTTCTCTAAGCTTAAAATAGTTTTTGTCATAGTTGAGGTAATCGCACTTCTCGCATTGGTTATCACAGTCATGGCGGTTAAACATGCAGCCTTGCGTCTTGTCTATATCCGCTTTGATTTCTTCAATCTTTCGCATCTTGCTTCACCTTCCCGGCCTCCTGCGGACCGATTATCCCGTAATGCTCATCCCAAAGGATACGCAACCGCTCTTTTATGCCTGTGTTCTTCACGGTGTGCCAGTGATCTTTATACCAAAACAAGGCTCTACACCCCCGGAAAGTATCATTAGGACCGTCGATATGGGGGCCGCTCGCATCTGCCGGTCCAATTATGCGGTATGTCCTGCCGTCCATTTCAACATCAACAGGCTCCCGCCGATCAGCCTCAAGCTCCGCTATCCGCTCCACCGCCGCCTGCTCCCGCCGCTGACTCTCCGCAAGCGCGGATTGCAAATCTGCCTTTTCGACCACCAGCGCGTCGCACTTCTTGGTGCAATCCACGTTGTACCGCTGGAGCTCGGCGTACTTGGCTTTTTCGGCCACAAGCTGGGCCTCTACCTTTTGACACCGCTCCAGCGCGATTTTGCTCTGCGTCTGGTCAAAGTCATTTAGCTGGACAATCAGATCGGCAGCGTCCCGCAAAATCGCGCATCCGTGTGTACTGCAGTTATGCTCATGCCCGCAGCCTAAACAAGCAAGACTTCCGGTCTCCACGGAGAGCCGGCGCAGCGCTCGGGCAATCTCGTTAGGTTTGTCCATTGTCCTTCTCCTTTCGCTTGTAGTCACTGGCTATACTCCCGGGCTTGCAGTGCCAGTGTTTATCACAGCAATGAGGGATTGTGCCAATAACTGAGCAATAACCCGGCTGGTCATAGACGCAGGATGCACATATATCAGTCTCTCGTTCCATTGTTTTTCCTCTCCACGGCATATTTCCGTCGGATGATCTCACACACCCAGTCCTCCAGATGCTCCGACAGCGTCTTGTTTTTGCAGTGGTAGGCATAGTCCCGGATGGCGCTGATCGCCAGATCGTCGGTCTCCGGCCGCAGCACGAAGCAGTTTTTCAGGATGGCCCCGGTGGCGGCGTCAATCACGATGTATGCCCTCGAGCCGCTTTTCCCGGCCTCATCCCAGCTCATGGCCGATTGCCCGCTCTCCTGCGCATCGCAGCTTTCCGGTCCAGCCTTGTGGACTTTGTCCTTCTCTTTTACAAAATCAAGATAGTTTTTCATTTTTGTTTCAGCTCCTTTCTGGCGTGGGCCATGAGCCACCGATAAATACAGTCTGGGCACGCTGCCGGGAAGCCCTTATCGCAGGTATATCCCGGGTAATGCGTGCAGTACCCGGCTTTGGCAAACATCTCACAGGCGATTTTGAGAGCCCGCTTTCGGACAATATCAGTCTGCGGCATTTGCCGGCCCTCCGTTCAGGCGGTCAAGCTCTGCCTGCAATAGGCTCCGCAGCGCCGTCTCGAGCTTGCTGCCTGTCTCCCCTTCGGCCTCCGCCAAAATCGCAAACATCTTGTTAAACCCGTCCTGCGCCGCCCGGAAATGTACCTGAAAAATGGGGACGTTGGCGTTTGACGCCATTGCCAGCTGCTTTTTTAGCCGCTCCGCCTCAGCCTGCGCGGCCGTGACCTCTGCTTTCAGCTTTTCCTCCGTGTCGTCGCTTTTGGCTGCCTCGGCGGCCTTTTTTGCGGTTTCGGCAACTTTTTCAGCTTTTTCCAGCTTGGACGTGAGGGCGGCTTTTTCCTTTTCGGCGGCCGCCCTTGCCGCCGCCAGCTCCTTGTCGCTGGCGGCCTTCAGCTCAAGGCGTGCCTCTTCCACGGCGTCCTCTATGGCGGTCTGCAGCTCTCCGGGGTCAGGCTCCTGCACGGCAACCTCTATCGGCCGATTGCGAATCTCGTCCAGCTCTGCCCGCAACTTGTCCGATGTCTCACACAGCGTCTGGGCCTGCAGAGCCGCGGCATCGCGTTTTTTCTCTGCCTCCTGAGCCTTTTCCTGCAGTTCCGCGATGGTCAAAGCCGCGCCTTCGCCGGCATTCCGCTCGGCCTCCAGCTGCTTTTTCAGTTCATCCCGCTCCCTGATGGCGTCCTCCAGCTCCCTGCTGGAAATGTGCTCCGCGTCCACCGCAGCAGAAAATTCTTCCCGCTCGTTTTCGGGTATCGCAACCAGCAGCAGCGCATTGGTAATGCTCAAATCCGACAGCGCCGTCGCATTTATCTCGGCCCCAAAAATACCGATCTGGGCGGCGCCATAGGCATCGTAAAGCTGCATCATCCGCTGGGCCTGACGCTGCGAAAACTCTGTTTCCCGGGAAAGCCATTCTCCCCACTCACCATGTGGCAGCAGCTCCTTGGCCTCGTTCAGCCGGTGGCCGATCTCGATAGCCGCTCCCAGTGCCACCCGGCGCACCTGGGCGGTAATGTCGCGGATCTCCGCTCCGATGATTTCCGGCGTCCGCGTGCTGATCTCGTTCATGCTGTCTTCCTCTCTTTCTTATTTTTCGGCACCGTGGGCGTGCCGTCCTTCCTCCTGGGCTGTCCGGCCTTCAGCCATTTTGCCCATGGGTCGTAGATCTCCGCAAAGCGCAGTTCCGGCTTTATGGCGCCTTTCTGCCTCTCGTCATCATATCCGTGGATCTGGATAAGTCTGTCGCCGTCCACCTGGATGGTGCAAAGCGGCATCATGGGATGGGTTTTGTCCCGCAAAAACAGGATTGTTACAACACCGTTTACATGCCGGTCAGCATAACCGCCCACACAATGGTGCAGGCTGCGTCCCTCTTCGACGATTTCCGCCGCCGACCGCGGCGCGCGGATGAAATAATGCTCCGTCTCAAAGCCGTATCTCGCGTCAAGTGCCTTTGCCCGGAGCTTTGCCTTCCGTGCCTGCTCCCGCTTTTTCTTTTTGTCTGCGGCCTCTTTCTTGGCCAGAACCAGCGCCGAGGCGTTATCGTGCGCGCCATCCAGATCACGGGGAAGCAGAACATTTCGCTGCGTGAGATCAAATCCTACGGTCTCCGCGTTAGCAAGGTAATCCTGCCAGCGTTGATAGGCATAGGCCACCGTGTACAGTCCCCCGTAACAGCGCTGCCCGGTAAAGCGGAGCAGATACTTCCGCAACTCATCCGCCGTCAGGCCGCGGCGCCGCGCTTCCGTGCAGAACGTCTCCACCTGATTTGACACTTCAAAGCCGTAAAGATCTGAAAACCATTCGTCCGCCTTTTCAATGCTGCATCCCAGCATCTTTCGGACCTCCAGCACGCCCAGCGCGTCCCCAAGGGGCAGATATTTTTTTAGCTCCTGTCCGTCCAGGCCGAAGGCCCGGCGGGGGTCTGTTTCCTCCCATGTGAACACTTTTGCGTTCTTTTTTCCCTCCCACATGAGATTGTTGATAAGGGTAAGCTGCCCGGCCTTGTTCAGCATTTCGAGCTGGCGCGGATAAACGGCCGCGATGGTTAAAAAGCGGATTAGATCATCATACAGTACCGCACCCGGCGAATCCTGAAATCTGAATCGCTGATAATCGCAGTACCTGGCGAAGCTCTTGTCCAGCTCCTCCAACCCGATAACCGCATATGGAATTACACCCGAATATAAACCGTAGTTGTGAAACGGCTCTCCCACTTCTTTTTTTCTGTGCATGGACCCGCGCTCGAAGGTTGGATACCAGGTCCCATAATCCGTTGTAAACTGCACCGCTTTTCCGGGTTCAAACCAATAGACCGCCGCCGTGCAGTAATGCGGGTAATCTGCCGGACGATCCCGAAAATCTTTATTCATCCAGTATCCCTGGGCATAGAGCCCGCCGTTGTACGCCTTTAGAAAAAGCACCTGCCCCTCCGCAAATGTTGTGCGCCCCCCTCTGAATTTTCCCCGGCATTTTAATGTCGCGTGTTTTCCGCACCACGGGCAGGTGATATATTCGTTGTGGCTTCCGTACAGCACATCACGCAGCTCCGGCGTTTCCGTCCGCTGCGGCATCTTCAGCGTCAGTTCCTTGTGGCAGCAGCTTGTCCAGATCTTCCGCCCGCCCGGGACGGCCTCATAGATCACATAATGCTCAAAGAGGTCATTGGCCGCGGCCAGCTCCTCCTGCGTAAGCCCCGGAAAGCTGTTGAGAATGTTTTTTTCTGCGGCGGTCAGGTATTTGGTTGACGGCTCGTGATCCAAACCCATCATTTTCCGCGCCTCCTTAGAAAAAGTCCGCCAGGTCGAGGATCTTCGGGGCCGCAGTTTCTCCCTTGACTGAGGCACACAGGTCTATTGTCATTTGAAAGCTGATATCCGCGCCCTTGAAATAGAACTGCACTGCCCGGCGGTAAGCCTCAAGGTCGGAAATGCTGCCGCCCGTCACGCCCTTGGCCACGTCATTCATGCAGTCTTTGAAGCTGCCGCCCTGGGCGACGGCCTCGGCAAATTCGTCGTCCTGCCGGCAAAAGCTCAGCAGGGCGTCCTTGGTAGCGTGCATCATGGCTTTCTGATAGTTGCCACTGACGTCCTTCATCCCGTCCGTCAGCTTTTTTTCCGCATCGCTGTAATATGACATTGGTGTTACTCCCCTTCTGCCGGCTCCTCAACCGGCACTCTGATCAAATATTGAAAACTGTCTCGCCTCAAACTCGGCGGCCGCCGCGGCGATCCGCGCCTTGTCCGCCCGCTTTGCCTCGGCGGCGGCTTTCTTCACCGCCTCCTCCGCGCGCTTTTTCTCAAGTTCCAGCCGCCACGCGGATTTTTCCTCCGGCTTGCGCAGCTGGTCGGCATAAGGGCAATAAATGAAGTGCGGCCGGAAGCATTTCACGGCGCGGGGAATGGGGCTCGCCACCGGGACGCCCCGGAACTGTCCGCCAAATTCATCCCACATCACTTTCCCGCCCGGATTCGGTACGGCCCAGCCGTCCTCCTCCAGCGGGATTTGTTTTCCGTTCCGCGTCACACCCCACCAGATCATGGCGTGGCAGCGGTTACAATAGCTCTGTCTCATGGTGTCTTCTTTCTGTCTTGGCATAAAAGCTATCCATGGATAGCTCATACTCTTTTTCATCCCTAAGTACACCGTCGGCCGTGATCGTGTGATCTCGCCTGATGCCAATAATCCGGCCGCCGTATTTGTCCACGATTCTGTCGTACATTTTCTCAGCGGGGTTGCCAACTACAACAACCCACTCAATTTTCCGGAAATGATGCTTTGTAAACAGCTCCGTGAGAAATTGATAGAAGTCCTTAGAAAATGTCACATTGAGCTCTCCAAAGTTGATTGCTCCAATGTTTGAGACTATGTTTGAGTTTCTGTATATGTCTGCTGCAAGATATCCCAGAATATTGCCATCATGTCCTACACTGACCATTTGAATGTTGTTCCAAGAGCTGTCCTCAAGGTTGATTTTGTAATCCCAGGATTTGCCGAAATTATAGAACTGATATTTTTCGTTAAATACGCAGGCCTGCCATGCCTTGTTTAAAGCCTCTTGATATGGATAAGCGAGCTTCAGCATTATCTATGCCTCCTCATACGGGTCCGGCAGGCTCCAGTCCCAGACATTGCCGTCCGGCCAACCGTCCCGGAAATAGTTGTGGCATCCGTCCCCGGTGAACCAGAGATATTCCGCCGGCAGCACCCGCCCCACGTTGGCCGCGCCCGTGCGCTCCAGCTCCCAGCGTGTCAGCACGTCGATGGCGATACGGTAGATATGATCGTCAAAGGGATTGTCCGCGTGGTACCCGGAAAACTGCGCCGGCGCGGTCACGATCTCAAATACTGATTTTCCCCAGGCGTCGCAGCGATTGCAGACACACCACATTGTGGCGGCGATCTCCATGTCGCTGCATCCCCGGGCCTCGCCCCACGCCATCAGCGCCAGTATGTAGGCATCGTCCCGGCTGATGCTCACGGTCTTTCTGCGGAGCGCGTCACGGCAAGCGGCAGGCCTCGCCAGCCCCTCCGTACACACCGCCGGCGCAATCGGGGTCACGTCTTTGGCCGCTGAGACGCGCATGGTCGCCACCATCCCGGCCAGGATCAGCGCCGCGCATATCAGCGTCACAATGATTTTGACTATGTCCATTGTTTTCTCCTTCTACTTTCGGCGTATGTCACCGTCAGATCTGTATCCCCATCCGGCGGAGCTGCTTTTTCATGGCGTCGCGCTCCGCCCGCAGTTCAATCGTGGCTTCCAGCCGCCTGGCGGCGTCCAATGCCACTGCATCCATGCAGTTTTCGATTCCGGGCACATTGCAGGGGCAGTTCGTACAGGCGTTACCCACGCAGGCCCGCAGCGCCGCGCACAGGTCGGCGTCCGAAAGATCACTGATAATTTTCATATTTTGCCTTTCGATCAAACACCGTCAAACGGGGCCACGCAGCACCACCAAATGTCATAGTGCTTTTTGAGCCAAACCATGTCGTCGGTCCCCCGATTGCCGTGCCACCAGAGCTTTTTGCTGGTGCTGCGCTCGTCGGGCTTGAAATAGCCGATGTCGTAACGCTCGCTGCTGTAAAACGTCGCGCGCTCGTTGCTTGGCGTCATTCTTAGGGCAACCAGCTCTCCGGGTCGGGGAGAGGCTTCTTTGCTGCGCAGGTCAAGCCGTTTCCATTTGCTCATGGCCTAATCTCCTTCATTCCGATTATGTGAAAGCGGAAAACTTCCTCGTCGGCCGGCGCTCCCCACTCCGGCGCGCCGAATCCCACGTCCCAGAATCCGTAAACCCGCAGCGTGGGCTTGTCCTTCCCGTAGCCGTTGCGCAGATACTCAAAAACGTATTTCCCCCCCGCGTAGGGGATCAGCGGCTCGATGCGCTTCTGCCAATACGGCTTGATCGCCCGGTATTCCTCGGTTTTGATCCCGGCGCGGATCATGTCGTACCATTTACTCCGGATCGGCAAAATCAAAGCCTTCATCCTCCAGTCGTGCTTTCATCACACTCCACATGGCGTCCGTGTTCAGAACGTCTGCCGCGGTCATTTTTTCGTAGGCCGTGATATTCCAATAGGATGTGATATCAAAGGTGCTTTCGTCCTCGTCTTCCTTGGGCTCAACCAGCGCCACGCAGGCAATAGGCCGGATTTTCTCTGTTCCCATCAAGTCCAGGAACCGCTGCATGGTCTCGATGTAGGGCTTTTGCTCATCGCTGACTATGATTGTCGGCATGGCCGTTTCTCCTCCCACGCCATTTTCCGGGCCGCCGTGCCCAGCGGCCGGCGCCGTTCCCGGTCATTCCCCTGATTGGGCGGCATCCCGGACCGCTCGCGCCATCCCGCCACGGTTTTATAGCTGGCGTCCAGCCTGTTGGCGATCTCCGTGTCCGTCATGCCCTGCTGATACAGCTCCAGCGCCTTGCCCTTGTCCAGCTTCCCCCGCGGCTTCTGCTCCGGCGGCTTCTCCGCCCTCTCCGACAGGATGGCAATGTGCGGCGCGTTGTTGCTGGCCCTCCCCAGGCTGCCAAGCTGTTTGACAAAGTCCTTCTTGCCGATCCAGCAGGGACAGTCCGGGTCCCCCGCCGGGCATGGCCGCTTTTTTCCGGTGTACAGGATCTGGTCGCAGGTGTGGTCACTGCCCGTCATGCCCCAGTATCCGCAGGTCTTGCAGTCCGCCATCAGCCCACCCCCAGCGCCCGGCAGATCAGCTCCCCCAGGGTCAGCCAGCCATAAACCGCCGCGCATCCGCCCAGAAACTGACACAGGCTTGTCCATCTTTTGTATTTCATAAGGTCCTCCGTATTTCCTTGCGGGCGATTTACAAATCGTCCGCTTTTTTCAGCCGGTATCCGACCCGTGCCAGAACGCGGTCCAGATTGCGGCGGTTTTCCGCGTCCTCGGCAGCGTCGCCCTCCGTGGCGAGGATGTACACGATGGTCTTGCCCTGCCGGCCGTAGTCGGTAATCACTGTTTCTTCCACGCAGCGCAGCACGCCGTTGATCTCGACCTGCCGCAGCGTCTTGTCTCGTGTGATAATGGGCTCATCCATAAATACTTCTCCTTTTTAATCTTTCGCTTCCCGAAATACGGCCTGCCCGGAGTAAAGGGTATTCAGATAAGTTGTTTTCAACGCGGTTGCCAGCCGGGTCCGCTGTTCGGTGTCCAGGGTATCCACGTCCACCAGTTCCCCGCCGACGTGAACAAACGCCCGCGTCTGGATTTTTTGCTTCATGCCCTCTCCCCTCCTCCGTAAAGCGTATTTTTCAAGCGGTTTGTCCTATGCTCAGAACGGCAGAGGCGCATCCCACGCAATGGTCATTCCGCCGGGCGCGGCCTTCCGGCCTCTCATGGCCCCCTTGTCAAAGGGGGCTGTCGGCTTTTCCGACTGGGGGATTCCGTCTTCCGTCTCCCCCGCCTTCCGGTCGATCTCAGCCAGCGTCAGATTCCAGTCGTCCGGGCCGACGTCAAGATAGTTGCGGCCAAACTCGACAGCAAACTGGCGTACCGTCCAGCCCTGCTCCTCCATGGCCTTGCGCTGTCCATAGACGTGCAGGCGCTCCATGGTCTCCGGGTTGTTGTGGACGGCGTACTTGCCAAACTGATGGCACTCTTTATGGCACAGCGGCACGGTCAGACCGTATTTCTCGCTCTTTTTACGGTATGCGTTTCCGAAAATGTGGTGCTTGTCCAGCGGATCCCCGCAGCCGTTTTTGCCACAAAGAGCGCAAACCGCCGGTTCGTCATAAAATTTCATGCTGTACTCCCCCCCTTTATGTTTGCTCTATTGGCCTTTCACGCGCTGAGTTGCCCATTTGGTGACCAATAGAGTAAAAAAATATCCGCGACAGTGCCGACGTCAGAATGCAGCACTTTTGCAAGTACGAAAAGCTCTGAAACGTCCGGCTCCTTTGTGCCGCAGATAAGTTTGTTCAGCCGTTGCCGAGGCCAGCCCAATGCCTTTGAGCATTCGGCTTGTGTGCCGTATGATGCTGAGATAAGATTGAGCAAGCGTTGTCTCATTTCGTCCATTTTCGCCGCCTCCTTTCTGTTGCTCGTTTGGTGACGCTTATAAGATAGCACATTCTGTCACGTTTTGTCAATCCTTTGGTGACCATTTTTTGTTTTTTTATTTTTTTGTCTTGATTTTGGTGACACCATATGTTATGGTGTTGTCACTGAAGGAGTGATTTTTGGGATGGATGAGAATATATTTGGTGAAAGGTTACGATCTTATCGATTAGCTCACGATATGTCTCAGGAGCAGCTGGCCGCGAGGCTTGGCACATCGAAACAAGTAATCAGCAGATATGAAAGTGGACAGCGTACGCCAAAAATATCCGTACTTGCCGAATATGCTAAAACGCTTGATTTGGATGTGCACTATTTTCTTAGCGACTCAGAGGATATTCCCGTCGCCAGAAATATCATTTCAATGCCTAAAATGAAGAAGATTCCCCTTATCGGTGACATTGCTTGTGGTACTCCGATTCTGGCCGTGCAGAACATTGAGGATTATATTGACCTGCCGGAACATGTCCACGCGGATTTTGCCCTGCGTTGTGAGGGGGACAGTATGATAAACGCCCGCATCCATGATGGCGATGTCGTTTATATTCGTCAGCAGCCCACGGTAAATAATGGAGAGATTGCCGCTGTACTCATAGATAATGAGGCCACGCTTAAGCGCGTATATATCAGCAAGGACAGCATCATTCTTCAGCCGGAAAATCCTCTCTATAACCCCATGTCCTTTGTAGGCGGGCAGTTAGAAAACGTCCGCATCATTGGCAAAGCTATGGCATTTACCAGTCTGATAAAATAAGGGCCCCCTGAAGGGGCTCTCTTTATAGGAGGCAGAAATGACAATAGTTGAACGCGTACTAAATGCTATCGGTGTTATTTTTCTTGTCATTGCTTGCATTACTTCCATAATAGGTTTGCTCAGAATAATCAGCAAGCATGCCGAAGAAAAACCTTATTCAAAATTTTGGAGTTTTTCCTATCGGCATAGCTTTCTTGCCGTTGTGATTTTTGTCATTATCTTCATAGGCGGTGGAGCCTATTTGTCTACATATTTTTCAGGAGAAATACGCCAATCCGCTTATTATGAATCTGGTTATACTGACGGATATGATGCCGGTTACACTGATGGTGATGAAGGATTAGTATATGACTGTGAATATTCTGGTGTCGATAAAAGCCGTCTTGATTCTAAAATAGCCTCATATGAAATTGTAAATCCCTATACGGGAAAGGCATTTGACACAATGGATGAGTTCTGGCAATATGCGGAGCAATATAAAGCCGAGATGGAGAAGTTGAAATAGCAATTTGAGGAGCTATCCCATGTCTGACACAATCAAAATAGCCGCCGCGTATATCCGTGTCAGCACGGAGGAGCAGGCGGAGCTTTCGCCGGAATCCCAGCTTCAGGTCGTGCGGGATTACGCGGCAAAAAACGGGTATATCATCCCCAATGAGTACATCTTTGCGGACGAAGGCATTTCCGGCCGCACCGCGGCCAAGCGCCCGGCCTTCAATAAGATGATCGCCACGGCCAAGGAAAAGCCCGTCCCTTTTGAAGCGGTTCTGCTGTGGAAGTTTTCCCGCTTTGCCCGCAACCAGGAGGAGAGCATTTTCTATAAGGCCATGCTCCGCAAGGAGGGCGTCGAGGTCGTTTCCGTGTCCGAGCCGCTGGTGGAAGGGCCCTTCGGGTCGCTGATCGAGCGTATTCTGGAATGGATGGACGAATACTACAGCGTCCGGCTCTCCGGGGAAGTCAAACGATCCATGACGGTAAACGCCCAGAAAGGCCGGCTGCAGTCCACGCCCGCTTTCGGTTACCGCGCGCAGGATGGTCAGCTCATTCCCGTGCCCGAGGAGGCCGAGCTTGTGAAAGAGATCTTCGGCCGGTTTATCGCCGGCGAAGGCGCGTTCCAGATTGCCAGGCGAATGAATCTGCTGGGCGTAAAAACCCACCGCGGCAGCGCCTTTGAAAATCGGACGGTCGAATACATCATCCGCAATCCTGTCTATATCGGGAAGCTGCGCTGGACGCCCACCGGCAGAACGCGCCGGGATTTCAACAACCCGGATTCCATCATTACCGACGCCGGGCATGAACCGATCATTGACACGGCCACCTGGGAGGCGGCGCAAAGGATCATGGACGAATCTAAGCTCAAGTGGGGCTACAAGGCCCGGCCTACCTACGAACTGAAAGATTGGGCCTCCGGGCTTGTGCGCTGCTCCGCCTGCGGGGCCACGCTGGTTTTCCAGCGTCCGCATTATTTCAAGTGCAACAACTATGTGCGCGGCCGCTGCGCGTCTTCCCAGCACATCAGCGCCGAGCTTCTGCACGAAGCGATCATCGACCGGCTCACGGCGGATTGCGCGTCTTCCTCTCCCCTGTCCTATGAAGTCGCGCTCTCCAGCAAAAACGGTGCCGACGAGCTGACGCGGCTCAAGGTTGAAAAGGCATCCGTTGAAAAGAAGCTCTCCCGCCTGCGGGATCTCTACCTGAACGGTCTGGACGATATCGAAACCTATAAGGCCGGTAAAACCGCCCTCGAATCCGAGGCCGCCGCCATCGCAAAAAAAATTGCGTCGCTGGAGGCCGCCGCTCCATCCGACGCCATGGCTAAAAAGCTGCAATCCGAAATCAGCCGTGCGCTTCAAACACTCAATTCCGAAACCGCAAGCATGGAAGCCAAGAATTCCGCGTTCCGCTCCATCGTGGAAAGCTGTGTTTATGACAAGTCCCAAAACCTACTCACCCTCACCTACCGCGTTATTTTTTAACCCAAAATCATAGCCTATTGGCGTCTGGTGGCCCGGACGGGGAGCTTGGCGCGTCGCTGCGCTATCTCAGCCAGCGCTACGTCATGCCCTACCCCGAACTGCGCGCACTGCTTACCGACATCGGCACCGAGGAGCTGGGCCATCTGGAAATGATCGGTGCCATCGTCCATCAGCTCACCCGTGAAATGACCCCGGAAGAGATCAAAAAAGCCGGA